CTGTTAAATCTTCATCAAATAAACTATTTTTAGATAAAACATTTTTAGAATCAAAGATGGTTAAAGGGTTTGAGACTCTTAATCGTCCAAATGCATCATAAGCGGTTGATCCATCTCCACCACTAATAACTGTGGGTTCTACATTAACATTATTACATCCTTGACTCATCGACTAATAAACCAATTAAACCTTTCTATTTCTTGTTTAAGTTCTTCTTGAAAAGAAAAATTAAGTTGATTTTTTAATGTGTCTAAAGATTGTGCAATTTGCCTTTGATTAGAAACATCATATTGTTCTTGGGGTTCAGGTATCTGTACGGTAATTCTAGCCATTATCTTCTTCCGTCAACTTGAGTATCGAGTCGAACCGTTCCATATCTCCAAGATTGTGAGACATCGTCATTTTCAATTCGAACACTGACCAATCTTCCTCGAACTCTTGTATCTACTTTATCAGTAGAACTATTAATTGTAAATGGACCGGTAATGGTTGGAGGCACATTGGATGCCGTTGAATCACTTTCCGATGGATAATTTTTAAAAATAAACGTCATTTTTGCGTCACCCGTCAATGTTTTAAAATCAGGAATAAATCGTCTAACGCGAAGTAAAAATTCTGCATCGGTACCATCTGCATGCATACTATAATCCCCAGACCGTATAAACGCTTGAATGGCTGTGGTATTTCCATCGGCATCTAAATCATCGGTTCCAATTTCATGAGCATAATATGTTGTGGATCCTTGAAATAAATCAGACGTATTATCTGTAGTGAGTCCTTGAACCGTTGGGAAATTAGATGCATCCGTTGAACTGTATTCGGTTGCAGTTGGAGTTGCAAAAACACTTTGATCAAAATAAGTGGTTCTTGCAAGTGAACCGGTATACCAAATATTTTCTGCATAGTTATAAGTGACCATTCGATCAATTTGAATCGATCCTGCTTTTGGATAAAACCAAATAATTTCATTATGAAGTGAATTATGACCACAAGCCACAATATCAGAAGCTCCGTAATTAATACCTAAGTTATTACCGGTTGTTTTAAAAACAAAGTCTTCCACCAAACAAGGCATATATTTAACCGTACCATCGTATTTAAAAAATCCACCTTCTTCACTCATCCAATAAGCGGTACCATCCACAAAGGTAATCGCATGTTTTCCAATCAAACCACAATTCGATCCAACTTGTCGAAGCGAAAAAGTAAAAGGAGGACCCACATATTGTAAAACATAAGCCGCGGTGTCGGTGACGACTAATGTGTAATCTTTACCTTGTGTTGCTCCTACAATCGTTGTTCCATTATCAAGTCTAAAGGTTCCTGCTGTATTAATTGCCGTTGGAGTATACTCGGTTAAACTTTCTTGACTAGAAAACCTGATAAACAATCTATCTTGTGTTGAAGGTGAACCAATGGTTGTCTCCGTTCCAAAATGAAACAAATGTCGATCGCGGTCTGAAACTAAAGTCATAATCGATGCCGTTGGATTATTTGAAATAGACGTTGCTCTTGTATTAACTGACCCTCCCCCTGCAATCGGAGTCCACTGAAAGGTTCTCCCATTTTGAACGGTTGCAATTAAAAGCTGTCCATAGTTATCGAGCGACCAGCTTCCAGGTGCTAGCTTTACTGAACTCGTAGCTCTTGCGGTTCCCCAAGTTGATGCACCCCAAGTTCCTGCACCCCAACCATAGCCTGGAGTTTGAATATCCGATCCAGGATTCACATAAGGATCCACATCAAGAGATCCATTATTACTCACCGATCCTGTCGCTTCAGCCGATGGCATGGTAATGGTAAAGGTTGTTGCGGTTGGAACGGTTTTAACTTCAAAAACAACATCATCAAAATCCGTTGCCGTAAAACTGGTTCCTGAAAAAGAACCTGCATTTGAAAAGGTTGTCAGTTCGCCTGGTTGTAAATCATGTGCAGAAGGTGTGGTAATCGTTACCGTTTGACTTCCAAGGGTTGTCGTAATGTCTGCACCATTTACTTCTCTATCAGGATCAATAGGAGTGATATCATAAAAGTCACCTCCATAATAAAGAGCTAAAACTCTGTTCGTTCCAATAGCTCCATATTCCTTTCCTTCTAAATCGGTAAAGACATGTTGAGCTCTCGCCGCTCCAATAATTTTCTTGTTAACTAAAGCTTGCCACCCGCCTATTTTTTCAGGTAAACCATAACGAAATCTAACATTATCCCCATCAATCCACTGACCTTCAGCTCCAGAAGCGGTAGCCTGTTTATTGAAACCCGGTTGTATGTTAATCATTTTTAGTGGCATAATAATCCTTTATACCAAAGTTTTTCTAGAATAATAGACCCTTTTTACTTAGCACAAGCTGGTATTCCAGTAGAAGTTACAAATGGGTTTTCTGCAAAAGCCAGGTAGATGTATGTTTCACCTGAAGTATTAGTTTCTGCATCTGTACTACGAATTTTCACCCCATTACTTACAAAATCTATATTACTTGAAAATTCAACAGCAGTAGTATTTGGTCTTAATGTTTTATCTATTACATTTGAACCACTTGTACTTCTTTTGTTATCAAAAATTCTCCAGTTATTTCCAGCAGAACTACTTTTTTTCATAATTATCATAGCTGGTTTAAACCCAGTATAAACAAACGTACCATCTGCGTTTCCATTACCTGTGTAGCTTCCAAATTTACTAAATCCTTTTTTCTCTGCGAAGCAGTAGGCAATCATACTATTTCCAGAACCATTACTTCCTGTTGCTGTACCTACACTAAAAACACTTGATGTTGGTGCTGTATCATTCCATGGAGTATTTAAATCAGCAGTGTCATCTGTTGTATTTAATCTAAGATACTCTGTTTGTGGTGCAGATGTATTTTTATGATGATATACTAAAAAGTTACTTGTTGTGCTTCTATTTTTAGTAATAACCACAGATGGTATTACACCTAATCCATGACCCACAGTAGCATTACTTCCTGTACCTGTATAAGACACAATACTAAATCCTGAAGTCGTATTAGCTGATACTTGTGATGTAATACTTCCGTTTGTGTTTGATGAAGCTGTGCCACCAGCTAACCAGTTCCATGCTACATAACTTTCAGTATTTTCATTTATTGCACCATTATCACCAACAGTAAACCCATCACTAATAAATCCAAGTAAACTATTAGCAAATGTATCTTCTGCGTCAGTAGTATCTACTCTTAATCTTTGTAATGCACCTCTAATAACATCAAATAAATTATGAGCATTTGTATCATCTCTGCTTTTTGTCCAAACCCAATCAGGTTGAAAGCCAACTCCTGTTATATCTCTTGAAGAAGTGCCATCACCTGTCCAAAGGATAGTATTAAAATAATCTGAAGGTTTATCTATATCTGTGTATGCCATATTAAATCCTATCCGTATTCTGCTAAATTTTTTGTGTTGAGTGCATAGTAACCGCTTGGAACTGCGTATTCAAAGTTTCCATAGCCATTAGCATCACTATTACCTGATGAGATGGTGAATGGAGCGTTGCCATAATTTGCGTTACCTGTTCTATATGTACTTAAACCAATAAAATAAGTTCCACTTAAACCTGTATAAGCTACTCCTTGCGATACACCATTTTTATAAAAAGTAATTTCACCATCGTCCATGTTTAATGCAACACTAACAATATCATTGTTAGTCCAAGTAGCCCCATAACTAACTGATGAGGCATTGTTAACTTTATTACCATTGTTATTAAAATATCCGTAAGAACCTGCTGATTTTCCAATATAAAAATCTGCTGCGCCTGTACCTGAACTGATAACATTATATAAAGATGCTTCATCAATAATACCTATATTTAAATCTCCACCAGTTGATGAACTAAATTTAAATTCTGCATACCATTTACCTGAACTTACACCAAGAGTTGCTGGAATAGCTGACCAGTTTGTATCTGTTCCTACAAAAGTTAAATTGCCATTTGATAATGTTGCTCTACTTGGATTTTTTGCTAAAGCGTTGAATGTTGCAAAATTATTAGTCGGTGTATCTGTTGTCTGGTCAATAGAAGTTAGATTGTTGACGGTGAAGTTGTTACCATTACCGCTATCGTCTTGTCCTAGTGCGGCAGAGTTTTCAAAAGGTAAATAAAAGCCATTTGTGCCGAATGTAAGTCCTGATACATCAATGGGTTTCCATATACCGCTATCTTCGTCAAATTCTCCAAATGATGTTGCGTCTAATGCTGTGCCGTCAATGAAACAAACTTCAGACATGTAGCCGTCAAAGTAGTTTGAAGATGCTCCAGTGTTATAGCCAATTTCATGAGCTGTTGCGCTGTTAATTATGCTATCCCTGTTTAACTCAACCGTATTATTAGCATTAAATGTTTGCAATACCCCATTTACATAGCATTTAATCCTATCGCTTGCTGTCGCTTGCGTTGAATCATACGCAAATACAATATGATAC